TTCCCACCTGTTGGAAGGAAAAAGTAAAAGGAGCACCAACAAATCGCATGATGAATAATGCATGATCGGTCCAGATATAAATCGCATCACGACCTCTGATTGCTCCAACAATTTTTGTGCCGTCTGAAAGTCTTTGTGTGCCTGCAGAATTCGTTGCTGTCGGCGTATAAGTATTAATATCTTCCTGATCTGACCATCGAACATACATATTATCTTGTGTTGTTGTCGTTCCAATTGTGGTTTCAGTTCCAAAATAAACTAAGTGTCGATCGGGTGTAGATATTAAAGAAAGTCTTGAAGCGGTCGGAGCATTACTAATAATAGTTGCCCGTGTTGAAGTTGCGGAATCAGCGTCCGCATCCCATTCAAAGCTTGCGCTATCCGTAATTGTTGCAATCAGCTTATTGCCAAAATTATCTAAATGCCATAAACCTGGCGCAAGAATAATATCACCACTTACTGGATTACCCCATTGAATATAGTCCGAAGCATCATAAACGGTTGCTCCATCCGAATGAGATGCAGCTGTGGTATTGTATTTAGCTCGAGTAATTCCTGATATTCCCTCTGTGCTAGTATCGTTGGCCGTATAAGTAAGAAGCTCACTATCAATTAAAAGTGTACCTGAAGAAGAAAAACCGTCTGAAGCAGCAAGTGTCAAACTAGTAGCAGATGCATTAATAGCACCATCTAAAGTAGATGTTAATTCTCCAGAAACTGTACCTCCCCATTGTCCTAGACCCCAGCCAGATCCTTTAGCTTCAAGGGCGAGACCAACAGAATAATAATGTTTTACTCTTATGCCTCCCGATGTAGTCGCCCCTGACCCACTTTCGTTTGAGCCCATCTCGATTGTAATTGTTGTTGCTGTAGGGATGGTGGCAACCATGAAAGTAGTATCGTCAAAATCATCAGAGTCAAAATTAGAATTGGTAATAGAAGTAAAATTATCACAACGAATAATATCATACTGCTTAATATTATGATCGCTTGAAAACGTGATCGTGACTGTGGCATCACCATTAGTTGTAGTAAAAGCACTAGTTAATGTTGTTGTACTTTTAAGAGGAGTAATATCATAAAAGATACCTCCAGAATAGACATAAAGAATTCGATTGGTGCCAAGTGCTGCATATTTTATGCCACTGGCATTAACGAAATGGTGTAAAGCGGTCGTTCTTCCTGTTAAAGTATTATCTCCAAGTTGGGCCCAACCTCCCATTTTTTCAGGGGTGCCATAACGAAAGCGGACATAATCTCCGCCTTGCCATTGGCCTTCTCCGCCTGTGGGTGTGACCTGCTTATTGAATCCGGGTGCAAATTTTACTTTTTGTAACATAAATTCTATTTCCTACCATTCTACTTATATTACATTAATATTTATTACTACTCTACTTTTCGTATTTGTAGGAGTCGAACCACAATGCTCTTTACGTCCCTCAAACACTATTAATTCATTTTCTTTAGATGGTATTTTTTCATTTCCTATTTTTGTATAACCATCACAAGTCGTAAAATTAAAAACGGAAGTGATTAATCCGTCCGGTACTCTATTAGTACCTGGTTCTTTAAAATCAACATGTTTTGCGTGTTCGCATTGCTCTCCTTGATTAATGTATAAATTCATTTTTACTTTTATTAATTCCTTATAATTATATTTGTCCTTTAAGAAATACAACATAGGCTCAAATACAGGAAACCATTTACTAGCTTTAATACCGTCTTCTCGTCCGAAATGCGTTACAAACTCATTTTTTTGTGAATAAAGAACGTGAGTAAACATATAACCACTATCTTCAACCTTGTCTAAAGTTTTATCGTGCCGACACCATTCTATTTTATTACCTTCAACAATCTTTTTTAAAGAAGTGAAGAAAGGCTTAATAAGAAAATTAGATATAACTCTAGTTTTTACGGGTGGTTTTTCTTTATTAAAAGAAATAATTTTTGGTGATTTTGTATCGTTATAGTCAGTTTTATATACTAACTTATTCATGTTTTTAATAATTCATGCCAACCCCATGCAGCTGGGTATCCTTACTCGCACTCTGGTTAGCCCATACAACCCTATATCTAATATCTGTACCACTTGTGCAGGTGGCCTCTGCGCATTTCGCCATGAGTATGCCGCTAGAAAAGGTTCCAGCCGCAGTTAATGTACTCTCGGTCCAATTTGTTCCCCCATTGCAGGTGAAGTAAACCCGAATATCGGTCCCCAACGTGGCTGTTCCTGCCGCATTTTTATAAATAATTATGCCGCCGACTTTGGTCCGGGCTGAATTAGCTGTTTGTGCTGATGAATCTAAAGTTCCTGTTGCATTGATCGTGCTATACACGAAAGATAACGATTGAATATTTCCCGGAGTACCGCCCGTTCCGTCATTACATATAGCAAAAGTAACGGTAGCAGTTGAAGTTTGTGTCCAGGTATGAATAGTAGTACCATCATCTTTCCATAACCATACTCCACCCGATCTTTGTAGTATAACAGTACTTCCGTCTGCGGGAATACTACTATTATCTTTAACTACTGAACCTCCATAATAAGTATCTTGATTATAGCCCCCGTGTTGCCACCAAGAATTGGTCATATTTTGCATACCAGCTCTATCCGTATCTAAATATGATCCAACTTCTGATGTTTCATAAAATCCATATCCTTGACTATTAGCAGCGCCACCATCTACATCAAATGTTGCCGTAACATCCCCTGAAAAATCTGTCGTGATAGTCATTGCATTATCTCCAGTCGTACAATTAGCACCGCCGCTTGTTAATGTATATGAACCTGTATTGCCTTCCCAATCATCACCATCTGGGGTAAGAGTTGAACTTGTTGTAGGAGACCAATATTCATCCGAATTTCTGTCACCTGTTGTTTCTGCTCCAATTCCCGTGTCATCTTGAAACTGCTGAACGTGAGCGTTGGGAAGATTATAAGCAACACGATTTTCTGTTATTCCTTCTTTCAGAGCAAGCGTAATAATATCTCTCCTTATATCAGTATCATCGTAAGTAGCAGCTGTTACTGTTTCATAATTAGCTGTTACACCCTTACCAGAACTTAAAAGATGCTGACCATCAGTTCCAAGTTTGGCTACTACACCAGAACCTCTATGGTTTAATTTACTTCCTACAATTCCACTCATATTTTTTATCTCCTATTATAATGTTTGATCTAAATAACTAACTACAACATCAACTGCCGCAGACGATCCTGTTGCCGCACAAAGATGATCAGTGCCTTCTAAAATTATTCGACCTGTATGCTCAAAAGTTTCATTTGCACCTAACACTTGGTCAGAATAGATTTCGTAATCTGTTCCGCCACCATCATCGTCAATGTAAAGATCAAATGTTTCAGCCGCACCAGCAGTTTCACAAAATGTAATTGATAAAACAGTATAAGTGTGACCACTTACACCATTAATTAAAACGCTTTCACTATTTGTGAGTGATGCTTTAAGTGCTACTTTTAATAATTCACTTGCCATATTTTTCTCCTATTAATTAAATTCCTAATACCAGGGCTTTACCTGTACTTACTATATCAGGGCCCCATGTACCACTATTTACAATAGTAGATCCCGCTAAAATTGTAAAGGTATTTGCCGTAAACTGAAAGTCATCTGCTCCTGCTATTTCAATATCTATTTGATCATCTGTATCAGCAGTAATACTTGTATTGGCATTAGCGTCTAATATCAATTTTTCACCGTCCATATCAAATGATCCACCATCTATAGTTAAAACATTTGAGGCATGAGTTAATGTTACATCACCGCTATTAAAATTAATAACAGCACCAGAAGAAGCTAATAACAAATCATCACCAACACTGATATCTTCATCAAATCGGGATAATCCAGCATCCACCCATAAAGCGTATGCATTAGTTAATGTTTGATTTGTTCCTGCTGCTGGTGCTGCACTTATGTAAAGTGAAGCTGCCGCAGTCGTTGTTACACTTGAATTTGTAGCTGCAAGGGTAATTGCCTCAATACTAACTTGACTATAGGCAGCTGCCGTTCCTGATCCAGAAGTATTGTTATCAGTCATGGTCACTCCACCTTCAATATGAACATGTGACCCGTCTGCCGCTGGAGTTATGTTTGCTGCTGCAAGATCAAAAGATTGTTTAGCAGTCCATGCATTGGCTGTTGATAGAGAAACTCCAGTAACATCTTCCCATGCTACAGCAGCACCTGCACCGCCAGAAGTTAAAACTTGACCATCGGTACCATAATTGGCACCTGCAATTCCTATTTCATTATCC